AAGAAGAATTAGAATTAGAAAAACATAAAAGAAATATAATTAATGCCATAATTCAAGGTGCGGCAAAAAAAGGACATTACCTTTTCCAAAAGCCGGATGTTAAAGCGAGACTTGATGCTATTGACCCATCATTATATCCTGCATACTTGGGAATCATGGCAATCAATGATTTCTTATATTTCACAATGGAACAAATGATTGAAATGATGAGTCAGACTGGAAATGGTGTTGCGGGAAAAGTTGAATTAGATGACGCTGACTCTGATGATGAAGGTGGAGAGGAAGAAGGTGAAGAACAACCCGACACAAAAATAAAAGCTTTCGGTATGATTTTTCCAATTTTGACTCATGAAATAATCAAGGGGTTGGAAGAAGCTAAAGCAAGACACGGACTTCCAAAAGATTCGGAAATGCGTCAGAAAGTACAACAACAAGTTGATATCCTTTCTAACGAACCAATGCAATTAAGAATTGGACCAGAAATTGTAGAAAAATTAAGATTTGCTCTACCTGACGAAATGTTCGATGACGCAAATAAAGGTTTGGTCAATTGGTTCCATATTCAATTATATCAATTACCCGCTAAAGAATTTTTAGAAATTATCGGCAATGCCATCTCGACAGATGCTAACAAAGTTAAAAAAGCAACAAAAAGATTCGAAGAGATTATGAAGGAAGCTCAAGAATTGAAGAATGAATTTGAAGAATATAAAGAGGAAAATGATGACAATGATGGTAATGATGACGATGAGCTTGATGATTTTTTAGGAAATTTGGGTATAAGCAGACCCAAATAACTTTGTGTGACAAAAGAACAATTAATCATAGAGGTAACCAAATGTATGAGGAATACTCCTTATGCTCTAAAAACATATCTACAAACATACGATAATACTGTTTCAAAATATGTTCCCTTAGATTTATTTCCTGACCAAGTCAGTTTGATTGATGATTATGACAATTTCAACGAAAATATTGCTTTAAAGTATAGACAAGCAGGTGTTTCGACTGTTACGGCAGCTTGGGCATCAAAAAAATTGGTTTTTGCCAAAAAAAACAAACCCGAAAAAATTCTAATTATTGCCAATAAACTCGACACATCAGTCGAAATGGCTAACAAAATAAGGAATTTTTCGGAGCAATGGCCCTCATGGGTTGGAGTAGGATTCTCCCCTGAAAAAAATTCACAAAGACATTTCAAACTCACAAATGATTGTGAAGTAAAAGCAGTTGCCACATCGAAAGACGCACTCCGTGGTTATACCCCTACCATTCTTATTTTTGATGAGGCCGCGTTCATTGAAGCGGACAATGATTTCTGGTCTGCATGTATGGCATCATTATCCACAGGAGGTAAAGTAATTGTCATATCAACACCAAACGGACACGACCCAATCTATTATGACATTTATGACCAAGCACTCAGAAATATGAATGAATTCAAAATTTCTGAAATGTATTGGTATAAAGACCCGCGATATACAAGGGATTTATATATGGTTAAAACAAATGACCTTGTACATTACCTTTTGAATAGAGAAGATTATCCTAAGGATGTCGTGGTTGATTTGAGTGTTGATAATCCATATGAGAGAGACCATAGTATAACCAAAGAATATATTTCTAAAGGTTATAAACCTTGCTCAGCTTGGTTTGAAGGGATGGTAAAAAAACTCAAATTTGATAAACGGAAAGTTGCTCAAGAGTTGGAATGTAACTTTTTGGGGTCAGGAGATAATGTATTCGATTCAGAGTTGATGCAAAATATTTCTAAAAATCAACTCAGAGAACCTCAAGCAAAGTTGATGGGAGGAGCCTTATGGATTTTCAAAGAACCTGAAAACAACCACAAATATGTTATGGGTGTCGATGTTTCGAGAGGTGATTCTGAAGATTTTTCATGCATAGAAATTATTGATTTTGATGAAAGAGAACAAGTTTTGGAATATGTTGGTAAGGTTCCTCCAGATGTAATTGCGGATATTGCATATAAGTGGGGCTCAATGTATAATGCTTACTGCGTGATTGATATAACGGGAGGGATGGGAGTTTCAACTGCGAGGAAAATGCAAGAAATGTCCTACCCTGGTGGTCTTTATGTTGATAATATAGACCCTTCAAAAAAATGGAAGTGGGACCCAAAGTTGAATGAAAAGATTCCAGGTATTAATTTTAACAGTAAAAGAGTACAAATAATTTCGGCATTAGAAGAAGCGATTAGACATGATTTTAAATTATATTCCCATAGGTTGTATAATGAAATGAATACATTCATTTATGTAAATGGGAGGCCAGACCATCGAAAAGGGCACCATGATGATTGTATCATGGGAATTTCTATGGCGATTTATGTTGCAGAAAAATCGTTTCAACAACTTCAAAAAGTTGTAAATCACACTAAAGCAATGTTGAACTCATGGACGAGTACCGTCAATGAAAACAAATCCACATCTGAATTTTTTAATCCTATGATACCTCAAACTATAGGAGGGCAAAGACATCCTAATTTCGGACCATCTAAACAGGACTATCAGAAATATGGATGGTTATTTGGTGTCAAATAACTATTTATATTATCAGGTAAATAGGTAAAATTAAATAATGGCAGAAAATCAGAATTTAACGGTTTGGCAACGATTATCGAAATCTTTCGGTCCTAATTCTTTGTTGGGTCAAGATTATCCAACATTCAAATTTGATAAAAAAGAATTATTAAGAACTAAAAGCAGAGAGGAATACGAAAAAGAAAAATTACAGGCACAACAGACTTTCTATTTAACGAGTCAATGGGCTAAAGTAGAAAACAATTTATATTCCCAAGCGATTTATTATGAACCAACAAGGTTGTCGGCTCAATATGATTATGAGTCGATGGAATACACTCCAGAAATTTCTGCTGCGTTAGATATCTATTCCGAAGAATCAACAACACCAAACGAAGACGGTTTTATTCTTCAAATTTATTCAGAGTCGAAAAGAATCAAGGCGGTTTTAGCTGACCTGTTCAATAACGCATTGGATATCAATACGAATCTTCCGATGTGGACAAGAAATACCTGTAAATACGGGGATAATTTTGTCTATCTCAGACTCGACCCTGAAAAGGGAATCGTAGGATGCCAACAATTACCAACAATAGAAATTGAAAGACATGAAGTTGGTGCAAGTTCCAAGATTGCAACTCACGTTGAAAAAAATGAAAAAACGAAGGCTTTGACTTTTACATGGAAAAATAAAAACATGGAATTTCAAACTTGGGAAATTGCTCACTTCAGATTGTTAGGTGATGACAGGAAACTACCTTATGGAACTTCGATGTTGGAGAAGGCTAGACGTATTTGGAAACAACTTTTGTTATGTGAAGATGCCATGTTAATTTATCGTACATCGAGGGCACCAGAAAGAAGAATATTCAAGGTTTTCGTTGGTAATATGAATGATGATGATGTCGAAGCATATGTACAACGTGTTGCTAATAAATTCAAAAGAGAACAAATAGTAGATAGTAAAACAGGTCAAGTTGATATGAGGTTTAATCAAATGGCGGTTGACCAAGATTACTTTGTCCCTGTTCGTGACCCAGCAGCACCAAGTCCAATTGATACATTACCAGGAGCAACAAATCTTTCTGAGATTGCTGATATTGAATACATCCAGAAAAAACTTCTGACAGCACTTCGTGTTCCTAAAGCATTTTTGGGATTTGAAGAAGTTGTTGGAGACGGTAAAAATTTATCATTACAAGATATTAGATTCGCTAGAACAATTAATAGAATTCAAAAAAGTATGTTGCAAGAAATGAATAAAATTGCAATCATACATTTATTTTTATTAGGTTTTGAAGATGAATTATCGAATTTTACTTTGGGTCTTACTAACCCTTCTAAACAAGCTGATTTATTGGCGATAGACGTTTGGAAAGAAAAAGTACTTTTATATAAAGATTTGGTTTCTGACCCAGGTAATGGAATTCAAGCAACATCTTCGACATGGGCCAAGAAACACATTTTCGGTTGGTCAGATGAAGAAGTTAGATTAGATTTACAACAACAAAGAATTGAAAGAGCTGTTGGTGAAGAATTAAAAGCCACTCCGACTGTAATTAGTAAAACGGGATTCTTTGATAACATTGATAAACTCTATGGAACTACAACAGGTACTACTACAACACAAGGAGCATCAACGGAAACTCCACCTCCTGATTTAGGCGGAGGTCCGTCTTTACCACCACCACCTGAGGCCGCACCACCACCTGAGGCACCTGCGCCAGAAGCACCGGCTCCGCCTGCGGGAGGAGAGGTTACACCTGAATCCACTACTAAAGACATGAATATTTTAGTGGAAAATAATTTTATTGAAGGTGAAGAATTTTTAGATTTGGGAAAAGCTAGACAATCTTTGGGAGAAATTTCAAAAGAACTTGATAA